CTGGTGTATTGTTTACTTGGTCCTCCGGAGTTACCGCATTGTTGATAGCGGCTTCTCGTTGGATGACTTGGTTGTAAGCATCGGCGATGCGAGCATCCCCACTGGTCCAGTCTTTTGTTTCCATAGTTGGTGTATCTGTTGTATCACTCATTTCATTCTCCTCATAAATAGTTCTTCTTCATTCATTTCTTCGGTAGCGGCATCCATTTCAGCCATCATTGGCTCATTTTCTACTTCTGCTACTTCACCAAATGCCTCGTCAAGTTGTGCGAGGAATGAACGAAAGGTCTGGTTCTTGGATAGAGCCATTATCTTTCCTGCTGCCTCTGTAAGGCTGCGGTCATCTTTTAGTGTTTCTACATCAATAATGTAGTCCATAATACCAGCATCTTGTTGTGCTTGGTTCAACATCATAATGGCTTTTACAAAGTCTACTGGTAGTTCACCGTTAGGTCCAACTTCCATAGAGATGGGCATTGCTTCTGCTCCAAATAGTTCCAGTATCATTTGAACTGCTGAACCAAGGGTGCGAATGCTATCTTCTGAGTAGTCACCCATAGGGGACATCTCCATCATCATACCGTCAAAGCCTTCTTCAAGTTGGGAACTATCAGGCATAGCAGTTGGGGCTGCTGGTTCCTTCCCTTGTTCCATAGGGGATAGCATTTCAGGGTCAACACCCAAAGCATCCATCTCTGCTTGTCTTGGTCTAATAGCCATTATTCATCTCCTTTGATGTTGCTATCCAGTAAGCCATCTTTCTTCAAACGGTCTACTGAGTAAATGTCTTCTAACTTTTCACCAGACTTGAACCTCTCGGCATCTGACTGATGTTGTTGTGCTTGTTCAACAGAGCGGTCAAAGGCTCGGTCAAGGTTATCTCTACTGATGTCTGAGACACGAATAAGCCCACGACTGTGTGCTATCTCATCTTCGTGCTTTCGTGACTTCACCATACAACCTAAGTTATCTGAATAGAATGAACCTCCGGTAGCACCATCGCCACCGATGATACCAAATGAACCACCAGCAAATGTTCTTCCAACATTCTTTGAACCACAGTATTCATAGTTCGGCTCTTCTCGTGAGCGACTATCTGGGTCAAAAGTTTCTGGATGTCCACAATAGATGTCGGACACTAATGGGTTTACTGGTATCTCTTTCATTTCTTCTAAGGTTTTACGACCCGGTCCTGATACCCACTTGTGTAGGCATTCAATAGTTTGACCGCAGTCATTACATTTGTATTTGTAAAAAGGCATCTTCTATTCCTCTGGTATGAAGTTTCTCACAGCCTTGGTGCTCGCATTTGCTATTGCCTCTTCTGGTGAAGGAGGTAACTCAATGCCTTGAACCCCGCCCGGCATACTCGGACCTTGTGGTGCTTGTGCTTGGGCTGCGGCTGCTTGTTGTTGCTTGATGTTCTCTTGTGCTTTTAGAACAAACTCTTCTGGTAAGTTCAGGACACGGACAACTTCTTTCAACACTGTATCTGCTGGAACACCTAAGTTTATTAGTGTAGGAATGTTCATAAGCAGTTGGTTCTTTGCTGCGACATCAGACAATGGTGTTGATGCTTGGTCGGAAGCAAAAATAATAAAGTCACCACGAAGGTCATCGGGTGAAATACTTTGAACCGCACCATCTATTTGTATTAGGTTGGTTGGTTCTTCTTCTAAAAATGTAGCAAGAATGCTAAGGTAAACATCAGCAAGTTGTTCTATCATCGCATCTCGTTCACGAGCCATACGACCTATCTCTGATGCTGTGTATGATGCGAGGGCAACTGCCTCTGTCGCTGTAACACGAGTGCTTTCACCACGAGTAAAAGGAGCCATAAGAGAACCTTTGTCTTTGTCTCGTTGAACTTGCTCATAGTATCTCTCCAACTCTGGTGGTGTAGGGTTTTGTGGAACTGCTCTCATAGCACCTTCCAAGTTCTCTTCGTCTATCTCAATAAACAAACCATCAATACCACTGGTGAGTTGAGCCATTTGTTCTTCATCTAATAGTCCAGCCTTTACAAGATACTGACGAGATGCTTTACGAACAGCATTCGCTTGGAATGAACGAATAACATTTATCTCAAACAACTGGTCGTAGACCCGTCGCATAGCAGAGTAGCCATCCATTGGTTTAGCAGGCTGACGGTTGAAGTAAAGTGGAACAATAGGACATACAGGTCGGTTGTCTACATCTCTGAACGGAATGAAGCCTGACTGTAATACTTTGTTTTCTCTCTCCAAGTCTTCACAATAAAAAGTTAGTTCATCGTTTTCAAGGTCATACATCTCTATTATCTCAACATACTCTCCGTATGAACCACCATCTGTGTTATCATAAGGGTCGTGTTGGAAGTCAAGGTAGTCTTGTTTTGCTTTACCTTGGAATGACTTGTTACCAAACTTTGTTTTTGCTTCTTCTAAGGGCATAAAGTATCTGTGTCCAACAAACCGTTGTCTGTCCCAGCGAGGAGCATCACGGTCAATGATAACTTCCCAAGGAGATAAAGACACAGGGCATACCTTGTCGTGTAGTTTCTGGTCCATCATAGGAACCAACTTGATGTAAGCCTGTGGGAAGATAAGTGCTAAACGAGAAACATTTTCTACTTCGTGCCTTGTCTTTATCAAGAAAGCATTAGCAACAGCCTCTGCTTTTGATGGGTGACCTTTGTTCTCAATACCTGCTCGTAGTGTAACAGCAGGGTTCTTTGCGAATAGACTGGCGATGAAACCTTCAATGTATCCATAACCGTCAGAGGTTTGAACATTGAGTTGGGTGCTCATTGAGGTCAAGACACCGTCTTGTCGTCTCTCATCCCAGAAGTCCATCTTGTAGGCATTATCATACCTCTCCATTTCTTTTCGTTTGTGGTCCCAAAACTCTTCGTGTTTATGGTAAAGTGCTTGTATGTCTGATGCTCTCATTAGTATCTCCCTTTATTGTCGCCTGACTTGATGTTCCACGGTAATGCTCTCTTGGCTCGCTTGCCCCTCATCTTTCTTTTGTGTTGTTCAAAAAAAGTTTCTTTCCAGTTCATAACTACTTCTATGGGTTCATCCTTGATAGCATAGTAGGCCAGAGCAAGAGCAATAACTTTATCATCGTGACCACCCCTTGGATGCTGGGGCTTATCATTCACATAATAAATAGAACGGAGTTCTTCTATCACCTTCTCATTTAGTCTGGTTATTAGTCCATCTTCTATCATTTCCCTAAGTATTTCAAACAAGAGGGGTCTTGTTCTTTTGCTGGTAAGGAAGTCTTTACCTTTCTCATTTTTCCAAAGATAAGGATAACCAAACTCTCGTAACTTGTAAAGAACTAACTGACCGATGTTATTGCTTTCAACTATTATTTCAGCATCATTCCATTTGACTGCTAAGTCAAAGAGTTTCTCTGCGAAGGCAGCAGGAGCAGTATTGTTGTCCCACCAGAAAGCAACCGGTTGTCTTGTCTCTAAGGATACAATAGAAGCAACTGAATAGTCTTGGTTTAGACCAGCACCACAGTCAACACCAATAACATAGCGACATCCTGATACAGGGTCACCTAATGCTTTGTATTTATTGTCTGTGTCTCTCATAGGTTCTATTCTATCTAAGGCTGTGGAGTTGAAGTATCCTTTACCTGTGTTACGAAATGCTTCTTTTACAGTGGCTGGGTATTCACGAAAAAACTTTTCTTTACCCAAAGTATTTATTTGTTTTCTTCTCCACCATAGTTGGTTGTCTGTCCAGCCCCATTTTTCTTTTAGAAGGTCTTCTCCCTTACGAGTAGTAAACCAAGGAGGTGCTTCCTTCTGATACAGTTCGTGTTCATACCAAGGAAAAAATAAAAGTTTCCAACCGTTCTCTCCATTTGTCTCAATGGTTTCCATAACAAGTTCGTGAAACTTATCTCCTATCTGGTTGGGTGTGCTTTCTATTATTATCTGTCCTTCACCTGCTGATGCTAAGATGGTAGCAAGTATTTCTTCTTGGTCTTCATAAAAAGCAAACTCTGAAAGATGAAGAGCATCAAGTTGGTATGAACGGGTCCCTCCTTTACCACCAGCAGTAAAAGTTTTTATTGTAGCACCACTATCTTCAAATACCATCTCTGTCTGGTTCTCTTTTGCTAACCTTCTCTTCAAAGGAAAGTTCTTATGGTATGTCTTATCTATTCTGTGTAGGTTCTCTGAGGCTGTTTGTGTGTGAGCAATACAAGCATAGGTTCTTGGTTCGGTATCCATAAATGCTTGGAAAAACATCCAAGCCCTAATAAGGGTTGAGATGCCTAACTGACGGGCTTTCAGTATTATTATTCTATCGTGTTTCTGTAAAGCATCAAGAAGAACTTCTTGTTCTTTGTGAAGTTCAAAGAAGTCAAGTCTTCTTTTATCTTTATTGTAGATGGTAAGTGCCCTGATAAATACATCTGGGTCTAAAAGTTGTTCTTCATTCATAGGTTATGATGCTTTCTTTTTCTCTTGTATTTCTTTGAGCCTGTCTAAGAAGTTATCTTCTACTATCTTTTCTTCTTTCTTCTCTTCCATCTTTTCAATGTCTTTCAGAAGAGAAACAAGTTTGATAAGTTCATTGATACCTGAGTTGGTTATCTTCTCTGGGTTACCTTCTAAGTCTCTTACCATCAGTCTAACTAAGTTCCATACAGTTTCACCTAAGTCTCTTTTAGCAACTGCTGCTTTTATTTTTCTGATAGCACCTGTGTATGTTATTGGTCTGGGCATTTTATCCTTCCTTTTCGTTTTCTGAAATAAGAGTTTCATAGTCACAGGTTTTCATACCTGAGTTTCTACCTTTCTCATTCCAGTATTCTTGTTTCTGAATGAAGGCTTGCTTTGCCTCAGTAAGTGTTTTGTATTTATTTCCTACAAAGTATTTTGCTGTGGGAGACATAAGACACAGTGCGGTGTAGGTTCCTTGGTTGTTTTTCCAGTATCCAAACTCACCACAGTTAGCATTCATTACTCTAAGTTCTTTTTCTTCTATCATTTTATTTTTCTCTTTGATAATAACAAGGAGCCGTTAGGCTCCGAGTTTGTAACTTACATTTGTAAGTAGTTCAGTAAAAACATTTTAGGATACAATAAACTAAAATAACTTGGAATAAAATGTCTTTGATGTAATAAGTTATTAGGTTTCTCAGATAATAAGTTGAAGCAGATGGAAACTATTTCGTATCTCATAATAACATTAGTATTCTGGGGAATAAGTTTCCTTTTTATTTTTATTTTTTTTATTATTTTTTTCTATGGGTCCTTGGGTCCCTTTTCAGAAGACACAAAAAAACCCAGCAATGTGCCGGGTATCTGTTTTCAAAAATGTGTTTAGAGTTTCAAAAATAGTGCTCGTTTATCCGTGCTCCCTGTGGGTCCTCCACAGTGTCGTGTCTCTCGGGGGTGTAGCCCCCTACCTTACAACTACTACTACTATGCTACTATGCTGTGTGTCTATGGCCCTGTATTGCCCCTACATCGCTCGCTATGCTCGCTCCCCTACATACCCCTACCCCTGTGTGATAGGATGGCTTACAGGTAGGATACTGTCCACTATGCGGTATGTATTGTAGTGGGTGATGCGGGTGGTCTGGTGTTGTATTGCTATGGTGTGGTTGATACTCTTGATGAATGATGTGGGTGCGATGATGATGAGTAGGTCTGTGATGATGGATAGCATTGTGTATCTCCTGTGGTATCTAAGTTCTTCTCTCTCTAATAATGTAACACGATGTGGTGGATAAGTCAAGTAGAAAGGTAAACTTTTTTTATGTGGTCTCGGACAAATACTGACCGCTTGATGTTGTCTACAATGGGATGGGACACTCTCTCCCTATCAGTCGCAAGGGTAGGCTCGGACAGA